CGTGTAGGGATGGGCCCAGCCGTGGGCGGCGGTGTGGCCGGGGCGGCGGTGCTGCGCGGGGGCACGCATTACAGACAGTCCTCCCATGGACAGTTCAGGCCCCGCGCCTAGATCCAAGTGCAGCACATTTCTCACGCCGTGTTCCCCCTGCTCCCCCGCGGCTCCTGTCCGGGCACCTCTTCGTCGTCCTCGGGATCGTCGTCCTCGGTGGGCGGGAGTTGCACAGGAGGCGTCTCGGGTTCGTTGGGGGCTTCCCGGCCGAGGAACGCGGCGACCTCCTCGACGTTGCCGAGCGCGTCGGCCAGTGCGCGGGCGTCGGCGAAGGAGCGGGCGTCGATCCGGCGGAGTTCGTCCTCGGCGTCCTCGATGGGGAACCCGGCCTCGATGAGCATGCGGATGGCGGTCTCCTTGGACAAGACGCCCTTCTCCACGCCGAGGGTGACCATCGTGAGGATGCCGTTGCGGTCGGTCGGCTTGTACGGGCCGAACACGAGCTTGGCGGGCTGTACGGTGATGCCGGCCCAGTCGGGGTGCTGCCCGGCCATGTGGAGACGCTGCACCATCTTCAGCAGCAGGGCGTACTTGTGGTCGCGGGCCAGGCGCATGCTGCCGATGAGGGAGTCCAGCGGGCCCAAAGAGACTTCGAGGGCGTATCCGGAGGGCGCCTTCGTCGGGTCGAGGGTGCCGAGCGCGACGGCGGGGAGACGGGCGACGGTCGCCGCACGGCTGGAGAGGTCGTGGACGTGCTCGCGGAGCTCCCGCAGCGCCGGGCTGGTGTCGACCGCGGTGAGCTTGCCGGTGTCGCCGAGCTTCCACACGGCGCCGGGTTCGACGGCCATCTGGGAGCGGGAGTCGGTGACGCCGGACACGGCGAGCATGGGCAGGCCGGTGGTGGCGGAGGCGCGGGAGGAGTCCGTGTCCGATGACGCCAACTCGTCGAAGACTTGCAGCACCTTCGCCAGGGACGACTGGCCCCAGTGCTCTTCGGCGTCCGGGACGGTGTTCGGGACGTGGATCACCGGCAGGAAATCGATCAGCAGGTCGAGACGGTCCAGGACCTCGCCGTCGGAGCGGACCGCGTACGAGGCTTTCGCCATCGGCAGGGAGTCGACGTCGTAGTCCCCCTTGAGGTCGTCGAGGTTCCAGGTGGCGTCGGTGAGGTAGCAGGTGACCGTGCTGGGGGTGTCGTTCCACGGGTAGAGGCGGGTGACGGTCCCGGTGTCCGGGTCGACGGTGTCGCCTGGGCCGACGACGGGTATCGGCTCGCCTTCGGGCCCCTCGACGGTGACAGGGGTACGGACGGGCCGGCCGTCGGTGTCGGTGCTGGGTGAGGTGGGGGCGCCGATGGGGGCGAGTTCGTAGGTGATGCGGCGGATGCGTGCCTTCAGGCCGCGGCGGGTGTCTTCGGCGAGTTCCCACGCGAAGTGGACGCGGGTGGGGTACTCGCCGTCGTTGTCTTCCTCGAGGACGGGGAAGTAGAAGCCTGGGTCGATGGAGCGGACGGTGACGCGGCGCTTGGCGGGGTCCCACGCGAGCCGGTACACGCCGTCGCCGAGGTTGACGGCTTTGCGTTCGCTCTGCTGGATCCGCATGGGCAGCAGCTCGGTGTCGGCCCAGTCCCGCAGCAGGGTCTGCACCCGCTCCGCCATCGCGGTCGCCGGCTCCCCCTGACTGCCGGTGGTGCCGGCGTTCTCGGCGCCAGGGACGGTGATGTGCTGCTCACGCCCGAGGACGTGGGCGAGGATCGTGTCGACGAACATGCTGGGGTCGCCGAACTCGCGCTTCTCGCGGGCTTCGGGCCCGTCGCGGAGTTCGGCGAGCTCGGCGGCCTGGTTGTTGTCGTACGCGGCGAGCACCTTGTACGCGGCGAGGCGTCGTTCGTCCGCGGCGGGGACCCAGGTGGCCTTGGCCTCGGGGAAGGCCCGCCGGTAGGGCATGCCTCGGGGGTCGGAGTAGATCGGCTTGTAGTTGAGCCAGGACCACGCGTCGATGACAACGGCCTTGGCGCGGGTCAAAAGGCCCACCGCCGCTCCTCCTACAGCAGACACCACTGCCGTGTTGGCAGGCCCCGCGCCTTGTGATCAGGGTAGAGGTTCGATGGGCGCGGTTTCCCCCGGTCACGCGCCCGCTCGGGATCTGCTGTCCGAACGGGCACCTATCGAGTAAGCCACCAGGCCCGGTTGCGCCTGTTACTTAGCGTGGCTCAGCAGGAGGTCGTCTCGATCTCTATGCGCCCATTTGTTGCGATATGCATTCCAAGGGCCCTCCGATAGATGCGCAACTTCCGCTGGATAGCCACTTGTTGCCCTTGGGGCGTCCTAGAGTGGTCCCACGCGCACGGCTCTGCGGACCTCGCCCGCCTTCCGGATCTAGATCGGAGGGAAGCTTCCGGTCCCCGTCAGTCAGCTCTTGGCTGGCGGGTGTCACAGGAGAAGAGGTACGTGGTGCTCGGAAACGAGAAGCCGTCAGACGTGGAGCTCCTGCTCCTCTTGGTCGCATTGATCCAGTTGCAGCTGGATCTGACCCAGTGGATCAGTTCGTTCCACGCCTGACGGCTACCGTCGCCCCCGGCGGTCGGCCATCCAGGTCGGCCGCCGGTCCTGTTGTTGGCCCATCTACGCAGATTGGCCGTACGCACACTGTAGGCAAGTTGGTCGTACGGCGCTGCACTTTCAGTGCAGCGAAATCAGTTCGCGCGACACCAAATCGTCATCGACGCAAACTTTCCCGGCACCAAAGTTGTGCAATTCACATCGCCCAAACTTTCTAAAGTGCCTGGTCAGGCTGCTCTCACCTGCGTCCTCGCAGCCGCTGGTCGCTGTAGCTGTCACTGCCCAGACCAGTTGAGGACGGGTCTGCGAGCTCTGTCAGCGCGTGCACTGCTGCGTCCATGCGGTCTGGTGAGTCCATGCCCGGTACCCAAGTGACCATCTGACGCTCCAGAGTGTCGAACTCACCCACATGGTGGACTCTGCCCTGCTCGTAGAGCTGAGCGATGGGCTCTGCCCGCAGTCGTTTGCCTTGCTTGGCATTGACCTCAATCACTCTGGGCATGGGCCTGCTACCAGTGCGGCTGGCTCGCTCCAGCTCCTGCCATGCCTGGATGAGAACTTGGCGGGTCATGTCTCCACCGAAGTTCGTCTCCACGACGAAGGCGTCTGCATCACTGTCGAGTGCCAGCAGGCATGCCTCGAGTCCCCAGCTATTGGCGCCGTGTCGGCCTGAGCGGTCAGCGAAGAGGTACAGCTCCCCTGCTGTGCCTCTGCCTGCTGCGATGATGCCGGTTTCGTCGTTGGCTGTGCCGGCTCCTCCGGAGGGGTCGATTGCGACGATGCTGCGGGTGAGGTCGACGCCGCGGAACGCTGCTGGGCTGACGCGGTTGCTGGTGATCCAGGCCCACTGCCAGACGCCGCCTTCGAGAGGTCTGGGTTGCTGTTGGTAGAGCGCCCACCAGACACGTTCGCCGACGGCTCGGCGGGTGCGGGCGAGTTCTTCTTCGTCGTATTGCTCAGGCCACAGGGCTTGGCCTGGCGATCGTCCAAGAGGGTCGTCGGTGGAGAGGGCGACGGCTGGTAGGTCGATGAGGACCCAGTTTTCGGGTTCGGTGGCGAGGATGCGGCCGGAGAGGTCGTCTTCGTGCCAGCGGGTGTTGATCAGAACTATGGAGGCACCGGGGGCGCGGCGGGTGTAGAAGACCGACTGGTACCAGTCCCAGACGCGGTTGCGTTGCGTCGGGCTGTTGGCATCGTCGGAGCCCTTGAACGGGTCGTCGATGATCCCAAGCGAGAAGCCTTTGCCGTTCAAGGAGCCGCCGACGCCAGCGGTGACCATGCCGCCGCGCACGCTTGAGTTCCGTGGGGCTTCGAGGTCGAAGCGGCTCGCGGCATGGGAGGCTGGGTTGAGGCGGATCCCGAGGGTCTCGCCGTGCTCGCGGAGCTGGTCACGGACCCAGCGGCCGTGGTCGTCGGCGAGGTCGGCACCGTAGGAGGCGAGCATGACGCGGGCGGTGGGGTTGCGGCGCAGGTACCACAGCGGCCCCCATCGGGACGCGCGCTGGCTTTTCCCGTGTCGAGGTGGACATGTGATCATCACCTGGAGGCGCTCACCTGCGGCGATACGCCGGAACACGTCGTCGATCATGTCCAGGTGCGGTGCCTGCTTCTCCCGTCCCTCGGTCAGGACGGCGGCGAGTCCGCCCGGTGCCCGGTCCATGGCCATCTGCCGTTCGACCCAGGCGAGGCGCAGCCGCACTTCGGGGCGGGCGGCGCGGACGATGCGTTGCCGTTCGGGGACGGGCAGGGACCGGTACTCGGAGAGGATGGCGTCCTCGAGGAGGTCGTCAGTCGCCGTGGTCACCCGCTGGGTCCTCCTCCTGGTCGTCTCCGGGGGCCGCGGGGCCCGGGTCGTCGTCTGCCGTGTTGAGCGCTATCAGCGCGTTGAGTTCGGCGAGGGAGCCCGTGCCGAGGGGTACAGCGCCGCCGCCGGGCCCGGACAGTTCGGTGCGTCCGGGAGCGTCGAGGCCGTTGAGCTTGGCACGGCGGTCCATGAGCCGCAGGACAGTGTCGATGGCCCTCATGTCGAGTTCCTCGCCGATGACGTTGCCTTCCTTGTCGAAGACGGGGGACGGCTGTGTCGCGCGGGGCCAGGCGGCTTCGAGGAGGGCGTCGAGGCGTTCGTTTTCCTGCTGCCGGTAGACGCTGACCTCGGCGGCTTCTTCGTCGCGGTGTGCTTCGAGGGCGCGGACGAGGTCTTTGCGGGCGGCGTTGGGGCTGGCGTAGCCGAGGGCTTCGATGCGCGGGTCGTCGTAGCGGACGCCTTCACGGCGCAGCTTCAGCAGCGCGGTGCGGCGGACGGCGACTTCGTCCTGCTTGAGTTTTGACCATCCCATGGCGGTGGGGCTCCCGCTCGGTTGTTTGTGTGGTTGTCCAGGCCCCGCGCCTTGTTACGGATGATCGCCGATTTTCGGTGTTCTGTTCCCCCTGCCCAGGGGCTCGGGCATGCTGCGCGGCATGAGTGAAGTGCAGAGACGCGGGTGGAGGCCGTCCCGTACGCAGAAGATCATCGGTGTGTTGGTGCTGCTGATTGTGTGGACTGTGGCGGCCGGCCGGTGGACGGACAAGGGGTGTGGTTTTGTGCCGCAGTCGTATGGTCTGGTGCTGACGCATGGGGCGCCGGAGCGGTATGAGGGGTGTGAGGACGAGCCGGGTGGTCCGGAGTACACGGACGACTACTACGGCTGAGCGTGGGACGGCCCCGTAGCGCTGGGGGAAGGCGCTGCGGGGCCGTTTGGTGCTCGGTCCGTCTGCTGGGGGTTGGCGGGGCCGAGCTGGTCTGGGGTGCTGTTGCCCCAGGGGGGTGGATATATGCATGGTGTGTCGGCCCAGTTGGGCGCGGGGACACCGGGGCTGGGCCGACACCTTGATGCTGCCGTAGATTCGAGGGTTTGTCCGAGGCGCTTCCCCCTGGCCGGTTGTTGCGGCTCAGCGGGGGATCTGGTTGCGGGTGTGGGCGACGATCCCGCGGGTGGTGGTGTTCAGGCTGCGCTGGTCCTGGATGACGGTTCCCG